CCCTAATATCAATTTGGAGAAAATACTATGCCAATGGTAAATGGAAAAAAATATTCTTACACAAAAAAGGGTAAAGCAAAAGCTAAGAAAGCTAAAAAAAATAAAAAGAAAAAATAGGAGAAAATACACATGAGTTTTAATTACGGATTAAGACATGGAACAGTTCTAAAATTGACCTCTGGAAGTTCTTCCACTGCGTCTGATGCTTTTACAGCAGGAACACAATACATTAGAGTGGTTAGCACTATTGATTGTCATATAGCAATATCTAAAACACCTACCGCAGCAATTACGACTACTTTTTTACCAGCTAAAGAAGTGGAAACAATCAAAGTTACAGAAGGTCAAAAAATTGCAGTTTTAAGAATTGGTAGCTCTGATGGAGAATTATACATCACTGAATTAACTGCTTAATGGCTAAGTCCAAAAGTTTTGGAGTCAATGATTATATAAAAAGCAGAAGAAAAAAAAGACCTGGCAGACATTCTAAAAAACACAAAAAAGCCAGATTTAGTAAAGGGCAAGGCAAACCAACATGATGAAATCAATAAAAGCACCCAAAAATTTTCATTTTATGAAAAGTGGGTCAAGTTACAAATTAATGAAACATAGTGGAAAATTTGTTCCTCATAAAGGAGCTTCTTTGACTGCTAAATTTAAAGTTCTTAAAAAACATAAATCTTCTTAAATAATTATGAAAAATACAGAAACTGAAAATCTTATTACAGATAGTATTTTTGCAGACGAAAATAAAATTATTCAAAAAAGAAGCATTAATGCACAGCCAATCATAGATCATAATAAAAAGCTTTACACTCATAATGATGGTTATTCTAAAAGCAGAGAATTAAAAAGAGTAGCATCTATCCCTACTATTGTTTTAGAGATTTGGACTAAAGAATTTACAAAAGATCCTAATAATGGAAATTGGTTTGGCTTACCTAAAGAAGATCAGCAAAAAATATTAAAACAAAAATTAAACAGTTCTGAGTTTCAATACTTTAGAACAGCACCAGGTAAAATTTAATGGCACTTACTTCCTATTCAGAATTAAAATCTTCTGTAGCTAATTGGCTCAACAGATCAGATTTAACCACAGAAATTCAAGACGACTTTATTACACTTACAGAAGCGGATATTAATTCTAAATTAAGAATAAGATCCATGATCGCACAAGCTAGTATTACTATTGATGCAGAAACGGAAAACTTACCAACTGGATTTTTACAAATAAGAGATTTTTATATTTTATCAGGTGCAACTAAAATACCTTTACGATATGTAACTCCCTCACAAATGGATCAGCTCAGAGGAACTTCCGTTACTGGCTGCCCTACCGCATATACTATTTTAGGAGATACTTTAAGATTTATGCCAAAACCAGATGCTTCTTATTCTGGTATTTTAAATTATTACAAAACCTTTGACGCACTATCAGATAGCAATACTTCCAATTTTATTTTATCAAGCCACCCTGCTATTTATTTGTATGGATCTTTATTTCATGCCAGTAATTTTTTAGGAGGCATAGATCCAAAGCAAGTATCAGTATGGCAAAGTATGTATGCCACTGCATTAGAACGATTAGAATTAAATGATAGAGAAGATCAGTTTTCTGGTTCTCCTTTACAAATAAGATCAGAAGATACAGTAGCAGCACCTTTTTCAGCTAGTTATAGCTCTACTACAACTTCATCTTAATTATTATGCAATTACCTTTTGGAGAATGGCTACCAGATCAGCCAGAACACAACAATCCTGGAGCAACCATAGCAACTAATGTGTATCATGCACAGTCTAGTTATAAGCCAGTTAAAGGATTGGTAGATTATAGCGGAACTTCTAATGTAACAAAAAATGCAAAAGGAGCTGGATCTTTTAGAGATAATACGAATACAGTTTTTACTTTTGTAGCAACCAAAGAAACAATTTATAAATTAACTTCAGGAACTTTTTCCGAAATTGGTGCAAGAAATGTTTTATTAGCAACAGCAAAAGCATCATGCACAATCACAGTTTCAGATTATGCTAATATTGGTGCTTCTAAAACTATTACTTTAAAAAAAAATGACAATTCAACTGTTGTATTTACCTCCACTACAGGAACAGCATCAGGTACACAATTTAAAGTAGAAACTAATAACAATACTACAGCAACAAATTTAAAAACTGCTATCAATGCTCATGCTGATTTTACAGCAACAGTAGCAGATGCAGTAGTTACAGTAACTAGAGCAGCCATTGGAAATGAAAATTTAATCAATGTATCTTCAGACACCGCAAGATTAACAACTACTAATTTTTATGGTGGAACTCCTTTAACAGGTTCGAATGTAGATTATGTTACCTTTAAACAGTTTGGACAATATATAATTGCCAGTAATGGAGTAGATGATCCGCAATATTATTTAATGGGAACTTCTTCTGTTTTTGTAAATTTATCTAGTATATCTTCTAGTGGCACACCACCAGTTTTTAAAGTTTCAGGGGTTGTAAGAGATTTTTTATTAACTGGAAATATAGTAGGTGCAAAAAATAGGGTTCAATGGTCAGGAATAAATGACATTTCACATTGGACTACTGGAAGCAAATCTTCTGATTTACAAGATATGCCAGGTTCAGGTGGTCAAATAGTTGCAATCACTTCAGGTGAATTTTCTTATGTTTTTAGGGAAGATCAAATTACTAGGCTTGATTTTGTTGGCGGTGCAACAGTATTTAGATTTTCTACCATATCTCCAAATAGAGGAGCAGTATATGGACAAACAGTTTGCCAAGATAATAGACAGGTCTTCTTTTATGCTTCCGATGGTTTTTTTCAAATTAATGGAGATCAAATAATTCCGATTGGAGCTGAAAAAGTAAATAGATTTTTTGATAGAGATTTAAACAAAGCATACACAGACAGAATTAGTGCAGCAGTTGATCCTTTTAATACATTGGCTATTTGGTTATATCCTTCAAAGGACAACCCAAATACTACTGGAATTTGCGATAAATTATTAATTTATAATTATGTTACGCAAAAGTGGACAATTGCCAAAGTAAAAGCATCTCAAATATTTAAACAATTTGTGGTTGCGAATACAGTGGAGTTGATGGATATTATATCTGAAAATTTAGACGAAATTAATATTTCACTTGATACTGCCTTTTGGACAAACGGACATTTATTTTTAGGTGCAATAGATGAAAATTTTAAAGCTGCTATTTTTTCTGGAAAAAACTTAGAAGCAGAATTACAAACTTCAGAAAGAGAAATTTTTCCAGGTTCAAGATCCAATATAACTGGTATAAGACCCATTGTAGATGCAGAAGCTAATGTAATCATTAAAACAAGAAATAGATTAGCAGATACAGCAACGGAAAGTACAGTGTCCACTATGAATGATAGCGGCATAAATCCAGTAAGACAATCTGGAAGATATTTTAGTGCAAATGTAAAAATTCCTGCTGGTACAGTTTGGAATCATGCACAAGGCATAGATTTAATTGTAGCACCTGGAGGAAAACGATGAGTGATACAATAGATATAGATAATGTTCGTTATTCTTTTGAAGCACAAGAATTTTTTCAAAGACAAATTGAAGAAGCAGTAAATACCTTAATTAACAAAAACAATACAGAATCCAATAAAGAATTTAGTTGGTTCATGGGAGATTAAACATGGCAGGAATAAAAGATTATTCAACTACTCAAGCAAGTAATACTACACTAAATGGAATTGATACAGCAGAAGGAATGTTACCTTCCAATCTAAACAATGCCATTAGAGCTTTGATGAAAAATACCAGAGAATGGTTTAATGATGCACAGTGGATAGAATATGGAGATGGAGATGGAGCTTACACAGCAGCTTATGCAAGTGGAACTTCATTTACTATAAATGGTATTAATGTTTCTGCTATTTATCATGTAGGTAGAAGAATTAAATTAATAGCTTCTACTCCAGGCACAATTTTTGGAACAATAACAGGAGTTTCATTTTCAAGTAATACAACAGTCGTAGTATCTTGGGATTCAGGATCTTTATCTAGTGAAACTATTACTGCTGTTTATGTGGGTGCTTTATCAAAAACAAATAATTCTATACCGACAGAAGTTATTGGTACAGGTAATATTGCAGATAGTGCAATAACTTCAGCTAAAATTGCTAACAGTACAATAGTTGCAGATGACTTAGCTTCAAATGCAATTACTACAGCTAAAATTACTGATGGAAATGTTACTCAATCAAAATTAGCTTCAGATTCAGTAAATGGAACTAAAATTGCAGACGATAGTATAAATTCTGAACATTATGTAGATGCTTCAATAGACACAGCTCATATTGCAGACGCACAAATTACTCTTGCTAAACTTGCAAGTAATTCAGTCAACTCATCAAAAATTGTAGATGACTCAATAGTTAATGCAGATATAAATTCTTCAGCAGCAATAAACTTTTCTAAAATGGAAAATCTTACTACTGCTAGAGCTTTAGTTTCAGATGGTAGTGGAGATGTATCTGTTAGTGCAGTTACATCAACTGAAATAGGACACTTAGATGGAGTAAGCTCAAATATACAAGATCAAATAGATGCTAAAGGTGCTTCTAATGCTAACTTAACAGCGATTGGTAATTTAGCAAAAACAGATGGCAATATTATTGTTGGTAATGGATCAACTTGGGTAGCAGAAAGTGGTGCTACTGCAAGAACTTCTTTAGGAGTAGGTTCTATTGCAACACAAGCAGCAAACAATGTTTCTATATCTGGTGGATCTGTTACAGGATTAAGTTCTCCATCTTCTAATTCAGATGCAGCAACCAAATCTTATGTAGATGATTTAATAGCTGGATTAAGAACTAGAGTTATTGCAGAATGTGCTTCAACAGCTAATATAAATTTATCTAATGCTTTAGAAGCTGGTGATGCAATTGATGGTGTAACACTTGTTGCAGGAGATAGAGTTTTAGTTAAAAATCAAAGCACAGCTACAGAAAATGGTTTATACCTTGCAGTAGGTTCTGGTGCAGGAGCAGCATCAAGAGATCCAGAACATGATACTATTGCAGAATTATCTGGTGGTATGGTTGTAGTAAATCAAGGTTCGGTAAATGATAATAAAATATTTTTATGTACGACAGACACTGATGCAACATTAGGATCTACCAGCATTACCTACACAACTATAACTCCACAAAATGTAGGAACAGTAACTTCAATAGCAACTGGCACAGGAATTGATGGAGGTACAATTACATCTTCTGGAACAATAGCAATTGATTCAACTGTTGCTACACTTTCTGGAACACAAACTTTAACAAACAAAACTTTAACTACTC